TAGAGGGCAGGATAATGTCATTATTGATGAATTCCGTGGAGGAATTGACATTTCACACATGTTACGATGGTTGGACAGGTATCCCGTTATTGTGGAGGTTAAAGGATCATCCGTCGTTCTTAAAGCAAGAATGATTTGGATTACATCAAATTTGGATCCGTATTATTGGTATCCTGATGCTGACGAAGAGACGAAACAGGCTTTATTGCGAAGATTGAACGTAGTACATTTTGAATAAAAAATTTAAATGTTTCCTCTGAATAAATATTATTAATGCCTTTTAGAAATGGTTATTGGATATCCCGTACACATCGAGACCTTACATATGAAAATGAAGGACCCGGTACTCGGTACCCCTGGGGAAATTCTTACCCCAGACGTCCAAGTTTATATGATATTCCTCGTTATCTTCGTACTGCTTATAAGATTGGTAAAATATATTCTGCGGGAAGAACGAATGCAGCTATAAATTCTAATTTAGCATCAGAGAATGTTTTTAGAGAAAAAATAAATAATATGACTCCAACTCCTAAATTACCTAGAGGTCGTTCAAGTTCTTCTGTTCGTACTCCAATGAGTATTGATCCTCCTGGTGTTACATATAGAAGTCGTTATACACAGACTTCTCGTACTGCTCCAAAAATGTCTTATGTTCCTCAAAATGCTGGAACTGTTTTAAAAATTCAACCTTTTTCCAGTGGAACTGGAAGTACTATTAATGCTTATAGTGGTATTGTAACTGAATGGCATGAAGCTGGTGAATTTGGTGGACAACATGCGACTTATTTTAGTACAACTACTTGTCCTGTATTTACTATTAGTAAACATATTGCAATGGCTTTGATGAAAAGTGTGTTGTTTAAAACATTGAAGTTTTCTTGTGAAAAAATTACAGAGTCTATATTGAATATTAATGGTCTTGGAAATAATACGTTTCCTGGTTATCGAATAAGTGGTATTGATTATCCTTATTTGTGTGTTAATTTTTCATTCATGTTGAATGAAAATCCTTCGACAACTTTAGAGTATAATACTTTGTTTGTTAATGTTGTACCAGGGTTAACCTGGTATTCGGCTGGAGAACAGTTGTTTGATAAGTTGTATCAGCTTGATGCTGATTATTTGAACAAGTTTAAAAAGGTTAGTTCAATTAATGTCTGGGCTTCTACCAGTGCTACTGGTAGTATGGGTAATTCGACTTTGGTTCACAAAATCCCAGCTGAATGTATTAATATTACCATAAATTCAAAGTTGGAATCTCATTATCAAAATCGTACAGCGTTGGTTGGTGGTGGTACTAGTACAACTGACAATGCAGTTCAAACGTTGAATTGTAAAGTTATTAATTGTAATAACTATCTATTGGTTGAAAAGGTGAAGCGTGATAATTTGAACTTATATCCTGATACTGTGACTGGTAATCGAAGTTTTGATTGTACTACAGATCCTGATTTGTGCGCTACTCCAAGCAAGGCGATGTTTTTCAATGCTAATAATGTTGAGTCGTTGAATATTAGTCCTGGTGCTATATTGTCTACTGTTGTGTACTTTAAGAAAGAATTGTCTTTGAGTAAATGGATCATGGGAAATAAGTTGAATGTTGATAATACTACTGTGAAAGGTACATTTGGAAATTCACAGGTTGTTTTCTTTGAAAAGTTGTTGGACATTGGCGGTGTTGGTTCTGAGCCAATTGATGTTGTTTATGAGACTCATCGTCATTTTGCTATTGGATGCACTATTAAAAACAAAAAGGTATATACTAGCCCTTATGTTCTTAAGTTATAAAAAATAAATAAAATGCCTCGTTATGCTAGAAGAATTGTTCGTAGACGTGCCCCTGTTCGAAGAGTACGTAGAGTTGTTAGAAGAGTACGTTCTCGTGTTTCATATGGAAGAAGAATGGCACGTGGGATGAGACGTGTGCGTTAATGTTCGGCTTTTGCGCTAATTTAAATAAAAGAATATTTTTGTACATTTAAATTTCTGCCTCCACGGCTAGTGGGCCAGCGGCAGGCGACAAAAAGCCAAAAGCCCTGAGAGGATGCCCTCCGGCGAGGTGCCCAACGGCGTTGAACGCTCGATGTTTGGGGCTCTGGGGCCCCGGACTGAGATCCGTTGCCCTCCGGCGAGGTGCCCTACGGAGTGCCACCGGAGGTATTGTTAGAATCGTTGGGCCGAGTGCAAACGTTCCTTACGAAAAGTTTCGTGCTCCGTGTAAATGAGTGTTAGCGTTAATTCATTCGCCACACCCCTCAATCGAAGTTTGATTATCATTGAAAAAAACTTAAGCCATCTATGTAGGACGTAACTTTGTTACATAGTATTACCTACATAGATCGGCGTAACACGTAACATGAACCTTAACCTTAACCTACATTGAAAACTCTAGTTTTTACCGTGGGAAGTGAGTATGCCAAAAGTAGCATACTAGGCGTGGGAACTACTCTCCTGAAAGTAGCATACCCCCGCAAAAGTCAATTTGCATAAATAGAACGCAGAAAAGTGTCTATTTAAATAATGAATCCAATTGAAGAATGGCAAATGTTGGCAAGCCCGCAAGAATTTGGATCTTTACAATCCCCTTCCACGATTATACCCCCTATTTGCATTCCTCGTTTAGTTATTTCAAGGGACAACTTGAAACAGGAGCCGAAGGCTTTATTCATTGGCAGATTATTGGATACTCTAAGAAGCCCACCCGATTATCCGCCCTTAAAAAGTTGTTTCCAACTGCCCATATGGAACCCACCAGATCTAGCGCAGCGGAAGAGTATGTGTGGAAAGAGGAAACAAGAGTGGATGGAACCCAGTTTGAATTTGGAGAAAAGCCCATGCACAGAAATTCTGAGAAGGACTGGGAAAAGATTAGAGAGGACGCGAAACGAGGCAATTTGGATGAAATCCCTCCCGACATATATATTAGAAGTTACATGTCGCTCAAGCGAATTGCTGGAGACCACATGGAACCAATTGCTATTGTCCGAACGGTTAATGTGTTTTGGGGTCGCACTGGAACTGGAAAAAGTCGTCGTGCTTGGGAAGAAGGAACTTTGGAAGCTTATCCTAAGGACCCCCGAACGAAGTTTTGGGATGGATATAGAGGGCAGGATAATGTCATTATTGATGAATTCCGTGGAGGAATTGACATTTCACACATGTTACGATGGTTGGACAGGTATCCCGTTATTGTGGAGGTTAAAGGATCATCCGTCGTTCTT